AACGCACAAGTAAAAGGCGAAGGTTCTGGAGTATCATTTGATGATGCACAGGAGACTTACACTGCTAGATACACTCATGAGACTGTAGCTTTAGCATTTGCTATCACAGAGGAAGCTATCGAAGATAATCTTTACGATAGACTTTCTGCTAGATACACAAAAGCTTTAGCAAGATCTATGAGTAACGCTAAGCAAACTAAGGCTATCGATCCTTTAATTAAAGGATTACCTTCAACTGGTACATTTACGTCTGGTGATGGAGTAGCATTATTTTCTACTGCTCACACGACTTTAACTGGACCAAACGTTGCAAACACTTTAGCGACTCAAGCAGACTTAAACGAGACGTCATTAGAGCAGTCAATGATTGACATTGCGAAAATGACTGATGAAAGAGGTTTAAGAATTGCAGCAAGAGCGTTGAAGATGATTATCCCATCAGAGCTTCAGTTTACAGCTGAGAGATTAATGAAATCTCAAGGCAGAACTGGAACAGCTGATAATGACATTAACGCAATCGTGTCAATGGGAATGGTTCCTCAAGGATACAGAGTGAACAATTACCTAACTGACAGTGATGCGTACTATTTCATTACAGACGTGCCAAATGGTATGAAAATGTTCACAAGAGCTCCGTTGACAACTGCAATGGAAGGTGACTTCGATACTGGAAACGTAAGATACAAAGCTAGAGAAAGATACTCATTTGGAGTATCTGACTTCAGAGGTATCTTTGGCGTCGAAGGTGCGTAATACCTAATTTATGGGGCGGCCTTAAAACCGCCCCATTTAATTTTTAGAAAGAAAAAATGCATCCCAAAAACTTCAGAGTACAAATAAATGCTTATCAATATCATGCAGATTTTGTTATAAACTGCATCGAATCGCCCATTGATATAGAAAATGCTATCATTGACAAACTAGGAAAAGGTGATATAAAATGGGACTATCTTGGAGAAATGATGGATCCCAAGATAAATAGAATAACCTATGAGGAGGTTATCGATGGAGAACATGATGCAACATCTAAACGACCTTTACACGAAGAAGAGGGGTCTGGATCTCGAATGGGAGCAGGAGCATCTTAAAGAGGGTAGATATACTCTCAATATGGTTAAGATTGACAGAAAAGTCAGAGAAGTAATTAGCCATATTAAAATTGCAGAAGCTAAAAAACAGCATTTGCAAAATAAGATAGAAGGCTCTGCACCTGAAGTTTCAGTAGCTACTTAATAAAAAGCTACATCGTTGGAAAAATCCAATCCACATTA